TCATCGTACTGCCGTAGGAATACGAAGCGTTCATCTTGGATAACCTGTAGGTCTTCGAGGTTACCTTGATCGTCTAGTGATGTGATGATGGTGGCGTCTTCTTCAAACTCCACCGTGAACATCAGACGCGTCCGATGTAACCTTTGAGGTGACTGTAGCCACCTATCAGTTCACCATCAGGCCTGAAGATTTGTGGGACTGTCGTAAGCTTTGCCATAGCCATAAGTGTCTTCATGCATGGATCGTCTTCGAGGTAACTTACCTCATAATCCAAGTCCTCTGCCTCAAGTAAGTTGACAGCTTCCTTGCAGAACTTGCAGGTCTTTGTAGATACTACATGGAACTTACTCATAGGATGCTATCCCCCCGCAGTTGGTTGATACGCATCTGAGCGTACCGCATTACTTTTTTAAGGTCGGTGACCTCGCTCTCTACAGGGTCCATGCCATCATAGATTTTACTACCGGCCCTGAGAGAATATTTGATGATGTTACCGGTGTGGAAAGGTAACGAGTTACGCATAATGAACTCGATAGGTTCTATAGCGAACTGTGTGTAGTGCGCTGGGCGATCTACTATGTCGGGGGTTTCCATAGGATTACCTTTCCTGTGTTAAAGTCAAAGTCGGATGCACGGCAGATACGGGCTACCCGTGCCTGTGTAAGTGCAACTTCTTCTGAGAGTTTCTTTTTGGAGTAGGCGTGAACCACAGCTGCCCACATCTCCATCGATGTCTGGCAACCGTCCAAAATTTTTTCGGCTGTTTTATCACCACAGCCAACAAGACCTGCATACCCATCCACTGGGTCACCGGTCAGGGTCTGTTTCATATGCAGGTAGTCTGCATCAAACTCAGAGATGATGCGTACCTCATCATCCTTTGCAGGATTGAAGAGCTTGCCGGGAATGGTTGCGAGGTCTTTGTCCTCTGACACAATCACACAGTCAGGTTCATTCGTGGATGTGATGCCTAGCAGGTCATCAGCTTCCATACCCTCAACCATCACAGCTGACATCTCATCCAACAGGTACTGACGCAGTGCGTTCAGTGTCATTGGTTTGCGTGTCTCTTTGCGATTAGATTTGTAGCTGGGCAGTATATCCTTTCGCCAGTTCTTGGGGTCAGTGATGAACATATGGAAGTCACCTTCACCCAAAGCAGTGGTGATGCGATGTAGATACTTATGTATATACTCGATACCCTCAGCCTCATGAGCATGCATAGTCCAGAAACCATCACCCCAGTTGATTGGAGTTTCGGTAACTGTCGCAGCCTTGAAGGCTACAATGTCAGCATCAATTAGAAACTTGGTCATTGCATCTTGCCCCCATCAAACGAGAACAGATCAGCCCCACCATCTTGGGGGTCATCGAAAGTCATGACCGACAGACAGATCAGAGCGGCATCGTGAACCATGTTCTGCATCTCTGTGTCTTTCAGTTGAGGATGAACTTCCGCTAAACGGGCGACACACTGTGCCATGTTGGATAGAACTGCTAATGATATTTGGTCATCCATTGGTCAGGGCCTCCCATGATGTTGGATACAAAGAAGCCATCTGTTCACCGAGTAGTTCGGCAAAGTCTCTGGTCTCTTTTTGTGTGTCGGGTTTGATCCGCAGGTTATAGACGCGAGACCAGAACAGAAGGCTACCGGTCCACACCCACTCAGTGATGGCACCCTGCGGAAGGATAGCCCGAGCTTGTTCAGCACAGATGCCCAGCGCCACCATCTTGTTGTAGGTAGCAATCGCATCGATGCAGATGTCATGGTACTCATCGATAAACTCCTCGGACCTGCGGTGAGGTTCAGAGGATGACCCTTGCTTTACGTCAGCTGCAGAGGCTCGGAAGAAATCAGGCTTCCAGTAGGACGGTGAGGTCTTGATGTACCTGCGGCTCTCTTCATTCCATGTTCCACCTACTTGGTGCTTTGCCAGTTGTCGGCTCACAAAGATTGGTGCGGAACACCTGAAGGTAGCTTGGGGATGCGAGAAAGGATGAAGGTGTTTTTCTCTTGCGAGAAAGTTGATGAGGCTTTGGTTGCGACCATCACCATAGTTGTCAGCTTGCTTGGAGAATGAAACACGGGCTGCATCCACAACAAGATCGTCTGAGCCATGATGGCCCATGTAGGAAACGTCTAGCATTTGTAATCCTTAACGGTTAGATTTTGATAAATTTTGGGATGTTGAATGTGTGAACTTCACGATGACAGTTGGCACATAGAAGATGACATTTGTCTGCCTCTTCGATCAGGCTCTTCCAAGATCGTTGGAAGTTTGCTTGAGACATACCAAAACTCTTTTGCATCCCATCGTGATGATGGAAGTCAAAGACATTGGGATGGTACTCTTCGCCACACCTCTCACATGAGCCGCCCTTGTACTCAACCAAGTCTCGCTTGCGCTGTTGTACAAAGGCTCTCATCTTTATTGAGTGTGGTCGATCAGTGCGTGTCTGCCCAATGGTTACCGACTTTGTATTCGCCGGTGATTGGGCATCGGAAGTTGAAGTGTTCTCCGGCAAGCTGAAAAGATTTAACTGCTTCTGATCCGATGTCATCAGCAATCTCCTTTCGAGCTATGAGTTGAACTTCGTCATGAACGTGAGCTACCTGCGCGTAATCCTCACCCCACTTGTACCCTTTATCGGTTAGATTTTGGTACAGGAAGACTGTGGCTTGCTTTGCAAGTACGGCCCCAGCACTCTGCAAAAGAGTGTTAAGTGCTGCGTGTTCACTGCGAACCTGTAAGACCCTACCGTCTAACCCACGCAGATGACCGTTCTTCTTAACGGCAGCTGCAATGGCTAGGCGTAGTTCTTTGATGGCAGGGGTAGCTTTCATAAACTTATTGATAAGTTGTTTACCTTCTTTATCAGACCCACCTACGATGGACCCGATCTTGGCTGGACCTGCGCCATACAAGAAACCATAGATGAATGTCTTGGCGTTGTTCCGCGTAGGTAAACCTGCAGCTGCCTGATTAACGGAATGGATATCTCCGTTCACCACTACATCTGCGTAGGAACCACCATCGTACCGAGCCATCATGTGGGCTAGGCACCGGAGTTCGAGCCCAGAAAGATCGGCACCCACAAGCGAGTAACCAGCCGGTGCATGGAATAACGATCTGCACTCAGTTCCGTAGGGCGCTCCAACACTGGGAGTTTGTGCCACGTTGGGCCTGTTATGTGTGCAGCGCCCAGTGGCGGCACCATTGGTATTAACTTGTCCATGTATCTTTCCATTCTTTACCATCTTGAGCCAAGCATTCTGACCGACAGCTAACTGACCGATCCGTTTGTTGAGCATCAAGTATTCGTTGAGAAGTTTAGCTTCAGGGTATTCAAGTTCTGCTAGAACGCTTTCATCTACCTTGGGTTTCCCTTGGTCGGTGAATGCCACGGGGGTCCAGCCCCGTAGCTTTTGCAATCTGTCTGCGATGTGGTCTCGACTAGCAGGGTTGAATACAATCTCTTTGACCTTGTAGGTCTTCACGCCTTTGACGTATCCTCGGGTCTTGTTGTTGACCTTTGGTACGAATGGCTCTCGGACTTCCCAAGGTTCGAAGGCTGACTGTAGTTCAACTTCAAGTTCAGCTTGCCGACCCTGCAACTTAGCTAGAAGCTTGTGTGCCTCTGCCTCATTGAAGTGAAAGCCATGCTTCTCTTGCTTGCGTATAACATGAGCAAAGTCATGCTCTAGTTTAACCGACTGTGCGCTGGGCTTCTTGGACATGATGAAGTCGTAGAAGGTCAAGTTGGCTCGACAGTCTTGGACGCAATAGCTTTGCATCTCTTCTGACCACGCGGCCCATCCGCCATCATACTCATCCTTGTGGTTGCCCAGCCTCAATCCCCACGCCTTCAGACCATGAGACCCTATCAGCTGCCGAGGGAACTCAGCGCCTTGAGGTTTCTTGATGTAACTGAAGTCGTTGTTCTTTAGGTCCGGCCAGACCAGCCGAGACATAATCAACGTATCATGTATCTCTCCGGCGTACGCAAAACCGTACAGCTTCTCCAACGCAGGAAAGTCGAAGCCTTGGATGTTGTGTCCCGCGAGTAACTCTGCGTTCTCAAGATAGGTGAGACCATCTGCGATGGATACATAACCTTCTTGATCTGCACAGCTTAGGACTTCTTGGGTGTCCATATCGATCAGGACTAACGAGTGACATACATCAAGTTCGTCTAGCAGTCCGTTGGTTTCGATATCAAATAGAATACGTTTCATGCTGTCCCTTTCGACTAGCCTGTTAAAAGTCTGATGACCCATCGTCACCCTCGAACACTTCAGGGTCTTGAACCTCAAGCATTCT